CTGCCAACCTAAGCTATGCCGACCTACGCTATGCCGACCTACGCTATGCCAACCTAAGCTATGCCAACCTACGCTATGCCAACCTAAGCTCTGCCAACCTAAGCTCTGCCAACCTAAGCTATGCCAACCTACGCTCTGCCAACCTACGCTCTGCCCTAACGCTTATGGGGTGTGCGCTGCGGGGATGCAAGCTCAAAAACCTACCGCCGCAGTTCATCAACATCTGCTCCCGCGATATGCTGTTTATCTTCAACCATCTCAAGAAGGAATTGCCGGGGCTCAGGAAAGCTTTAGTCGAAGGCCGGGTCGACGGTTCGCAGTACGAAGGCGAATGCGCCTGCCTTATCGGGACGCTGGCTAATTTAGACGGCGGATTAACCGAAGTCTGCTCAGCCATCCCCTATTACGAGAAGGACGCAGCCAACCCCGGCGAGACCTGGTTCCTGGCTATCTCGGAAGGTGATACGCCCAAGAATAATGAATTCTCCAAACATGCAGTCATGCTGATAGACACGATTCTCAAACCGAAGAAGGTTAAGAAAACCCCTAAGAGTAATCAGGAGGAGCAATAAGATGAGATTTAAAGACGAAGATGGCCGGGAATACGAGTTGATAAAGATAAAACGTGAGATTGTATCTCCAGAAATATCCTACATCGACCACGAAGTTTACGCCCTACATCCAATCATAGAGCCGAAGAAATGGGAGGTAGGCATGATAACTTTTATGGCGTCTAACCCTAATATAGGAATTGACTTAGGCGGCAGCGACTATCCCAAAACTATTTCCGACGACCAAGCCGAGCTGATAAAAGAAGCGGTTGAGGAGTTGATGGATAATATCCTTTCACCCGAACAGATCGCCCATAACTGCGACGCTATGTTTAAAGCCCGTAAGGCAATGGCAAAAGCAGTCAAGCTCCAGAAGGAGGAATCATGAAGTTTACAGACGTGAACGGCAAAGAATATGAAATGATTGGTGCAGACGGAAGTGGAGTAGTTAAAATCCGCCCAATCCAAAAGAAGCAGTGGGAGGTAGCAGGGCTTGATACAACAATCGCCCTAGCAGTAGACTCCGCCACCCTAGAACAGATGAAGGCTATTAAAGACTGCGTTACTGCTCTAATGGAACATTTAACCAAAGATGCTAATAAATGGCCGTATGGCTCAGAGTTCAATTCAGAGTTTTTAGGCAGAATAGACAAAGCCAGAGAGCTTTTAGAGGCAGATAATGGAGAAGATACAAAATGAGTGATTTAAGCGAATTGATTAAACGATTTGAGCGGGATTATGACCAATACCTAGCCGAGTGTGATGTATATGATGGAGCCAGCTTTACCAGCCACAGAATAGAATTTGAAGCCAAGTTCAACGCCATCATAGCCGAACAGACAAAGAAAGCTTTTAGAGATGGTCAATTGGACTGTCAGAAAGCTGGCGACCCCACCAACCATGTTCACTTCAAAGAAGCCGTAGCCGAACAGAATCGGTTAGTTTTAATAGACCTCAAAGAAAACCATTCGGGGAATGACGACTACGGCCAGCCTGTTGTAACTGTCCAGGAAATCGACAATGTTCTCCGTGCCCTTAAATTAAATAATGGAGGCGGTGATGAGTGAATTTTGCATAAGCTGTCTTTGCTGTCTAGCACTACCATTGAGCGATTATTGCGAGAACTGCATTAAGATGCCCGGCCACTCAGAACCCCAAACCTTAGAGGAGAGTGAAGTAAAATGAGCAATTACTACTGCCGATACTACAAACGCTGGACGACTAATAATAACGGCCTGTGCGGAATGTGTGGCGGCCGTATTTACGCCCCTAATAAGTTGGAGGAGTCAAAATGACCTCCAAAGACTCTATGAACTGGATAGAAGATTTAGACTGGCTTGATAAGAATCTCGGACATTGGATTCACATGTATACGTCTGGCCTGTCGACGGCAAGAATCAAGCAGGAGGCAGGACGCGCCATCAAAGAACACTTTAAAATAGCCGAAGTTAAGGGGCGCATTGATGAAGTAAAGCGAGCTTTTCCCGATAAGGCTAAGTCTCGTCAGTATTTCCCGGAAGAATGGTGGCCGCTGTTTGATAAATATATTGAAACACGCACAGCCGAATTAGAATCACAGTTAAAGGAGCTGAGCGATGAGTAAATGGTTGTGTGAAAACTGCCATAAAGAGGTTCGGGTGGTAGGTGGCGATGAGGGAACTAACCATTGGCACTGCGACAGTTGCGGAACAGCTGTAAATGCTTATCAAAGCCCCGCCCCACAGCCTAATAACAAAAAACAAACTAGCGATAAGTGGATGGCTGAGCTACACCCAACTGAAAAAATATTAGACCCTGACGGATGGGATAGGCGGAACTTCACGTACAGCTTTTACGAAGAAGAAATTACCGAGCAAGAGTTTAACCATCGTTTTATGATGTCAACGATTTCATTCCAATCCTTTAAGGTAGAGCTTAATAACATACCAAGCGGCGGCAACTTTAATCGCAAAGCCGATGATATCCCAATAGCACAGCCTAATAATAGAAGAAGAGACATGAAAAAGGCTATCGTGACAACCATCTCTCAATATGAGGTTAAGATACTATCAGCTAAGGACTGGTCAAGATGCATGAACGGCTAGCCATATATAAAAAGCTCTATGGCATTAAATGAAAGGAAAGAATATGAAGATACAGATTTCAAGGCATCACGGCAAAAGCTTTAGGGTTGACCAGTTGAAGAAACTTCTAAAGCTTAATGCGGCCTAATCAAGCTGGGTGCCAGCTAAAGTGTCTTGGGATGGAGGAGGAAGCGGAAGCTCCAAGTCCACCGGTGAGCAGCCCAGTAACGAGTGCATCTGCGATAAACGCCCTAGTGTCTAGGCCAGGTGCACTCACCAGTGCTGAGCTGTTTAGGAGTAAGGAGATACCGGTTCAAGACGAGAGTCGCCGTTGGCCTGAAACAAACAGCTTGGCACCGGGCGCATCGGCACCGTGGTTTTAAAGCCACATCAGCGGGTGCGTTCAACCTTGAGCCTACGGGTCTTTAAGACCTGCTTCGAGCTGTCAGGTAGGCTCAAGAAGGTGGCGGGGAAACGTAAGCAAGTATCTTTTGGTGAAAGCTTGGCGGTAGAGAATCACCGCACCCGCCACACCAGATTAATTAAAGGAGGATGTATGAAAATACGAAGATTCAAAAGTGTAAGGTTCGAGGGCGATTGGGAATACAATTTTATCGGTAAGAAATGGAACCTGCGTATCGGCCGAAGCCAAGTAGCTCTGTGGCACAATAACGAACGCCTCATAGGATGGACAAGATAATGGAACCGCAGGGATTCACCGCCAACCCACTTCATATAATGGATGACGAGGAGCTGATTAGCAGATTTAAACTGGTTGACCTTGAATCGCCAGAATTCAAAGAATATCGTCAAGAGCTTCTGTATCGGCTTAGAAAAGCTAATCTCGACAACTGGACACCACCAGCCCGCTTAGCCCCTAAATCTAATTAAGAAAGAGAAGATATGCAAATATGCCCAGTATGCGGAAAACTATTTGGAAATGATGGAACAAGACCGCATCCGAATCACTAAGAAATAAGCCCATAGGAAGGATAGATGATGGAATACCCACAAATTGTAAAAGTATATTGTTCTTGGCATAAAGTTTGGCTGAACCCAGGCGAAAGTTGTAAGTGGTGTATAGGAATAACTACTCTATGCTGAATAAGCCCATCGGTTGGCCGGTAGTTTCTGCTTGGAGCTTGCTTGCGGAAGTCGGCCATCCAATGTGCTGATCCAAAGAAAGGAGTATATTAAAACCATGAACCCGCTTCAACAACCAATCATACATAAATCACCACATGAAGCCCTGCTCTTCTTAAAAGCGATAAACAGCGGCAAGATTAAGATTCAATCTCCTCCAGCAGCGCCGGACACTCCTTCATAATCCTCTCCAATAACCGGTCTACCCTCTTAGGTCCGTGTTCATGGAGCTCGCCGAATACTATTGGTTCGTCGCAAAGGAAGCATCTCATGAGTCCATTATAAACCAACGGGCAATAACATATAAAGCAATAATCTTCTTGATTTTTCAAGTTCTGTCTGTTAGCATAAGCATTAGTAATACTCAACCTCTCTTAGAAGGCTCGTCTTAATCACAGCAAGCGCGAACCTCGTTCTTATACCTTGAAGTAAAGGTATTACTTAGAAACGCCTCTAAAAAGGGCTTTCTAAGGGCGGTGGAGTTTTAAATAAATGGGAAACATATCTCGCAGACCTAAGAAATACCGGACGTATCTATTAGAGTCGGCCCAACACAACCAATCCATCATTGATAAATACGGTATGCCGCCCAACGCCAAACCGCCTGAGCTGCCAGAAGATGTCATAGAGCGCGTTATAACCAAGATGACCCCGAAACTTTGGAACAGGAGCTTAAAGTGAAATATTCTAAAAAGGTCTTATTAGCCAAAAAGATGCTCACTCGCAGAGAGTTACGCAGTGGAACACCAATCTTCCAGTCGGCGGCCTGGGAAGCCCGCAAACAGGCCATAAGACTGAGAGTTCTATCGCGCGAAGAAAAGAGCCGAGCATGATCCAAATACTTGCTGAAATTAAAAAAGCTTCAATGCGTAAGAGCGCTTCCGGCGACAGCGTCTATCAGCTCATCTTAGAGTGCGAGGACGACCAAATAATGGACTTAGGCAAGCTCCTGGCACAAACATTGGTAGTAGTAACGATTACTCAGGAGGGCGAAGATGAATGAAGAGGTTAGGCGGGCTCTGTTACGAGCCATTAATTGTCGGGTGCCAGCTAAAAAGATTATCCAGTGGATTGACGAGTATTACGAAATGCATAAGGAAGATGATGGACTTTAGCTCACTTTATACAGAGAAATCCTACGCCCTGGATATTACAGGCCACAAGGCCAAAGGCCGCACAATCGAAGAAAAGGCCGATGATCTAGATAAATATATCAACCAGGAGGTCAAAGCCACCCAGTCAGTCGTAGTCAGAGCCTACCCCGACAAGCTGAAGATGACCGTCAAACAATACCGCACCCTTGCAAAACAAGAATCAATGCTGCACCAGGAGTGGGAAGGCCAAGAGTATTATCTTTACCGAACTAAATATAACATCATGGAGATTGAAATTGTCTAAACAATTCATTCAAATCCAGGTCAAGGAAAGCCAAACAATCAGAATTATCTATCCCAACAACTATTTAATTCGTATAGGCGCAAAAAATGGCTAAACCGAAAGGGAGACCAACAATATACACAGAGGAGTTAGCTGCTAAGATTTGTTCTGAAATATCATCTGGTAAATCTTTAGTTAAAGTCCTCAAACAAGAGGGGATGCCAGGCATGACCCAGGTTTATGTTTGGTTAGCAAAGTATGAAGATTTTGCGAAGAACTACGCGCGCGCATGTGATGAGCGAGTCGAGACATTGGTAGAAAAAGGCTTTGACATTGTAGATGATGGCACAAACGACTATGTAGAAGATAACTACGATAAAGGTAAAACGCCAGGTTATCAGTTAAATGGAGAGAATATCCAGCGCTCCAAACTGAGAGCAGATTATATCAAGTGGTACGTATCTCGGATGAAGCCCAAGAAATATGGGGACAAAATAGATATGACTACGAATGGGAAAGATTTACCAACTCCAATATTGAGGCTGGAGGATGTTAACAAAGACCAAGCCTCACTTTAATACCGGCAGAAGCCCCTGGAATAAAGGTAAAAAGGGCGTTCAAATCGAGGTTAGCCATTTTTGTTGAGACAACGGCGACCAAAAGGATTAAGGAGCTGCACAAGCGCGTCCGTCTTGTAGCTGGGGGAACAAGTGCCTCTAAGACCATATCAATCCTGCTTTATCTTATCGCCCGCGCCCAGACAGACAGACGCCCTACCCTGACTAGCGTAGTCAGCGAATCCTATCCACACCTAAAACGAGGAGCAATCAGGGACTTTTTAAACATCATGCAGACCCACAGGTATTTCAACGACGGCAGATGGAATAAAACGGATGCTACCTATACCTTTGAAACCGGCAGCCGGATTGAGTTTTTCTCTGCTGACCAACCAAGCAAAGTCCGAGGCCCTCGCCGCGATAGATTATTCGCCAATGAGGTTAACAATATGCCCAAAGAAGCCTGGGAACAGCTACTTATCCGTACCCGTGAGTTAGCCTTCGCTGACTGGAACCCCACCAGTGACTTTTATATGTATGAGGATTATGGACTGGAAGATGAATCCACAGCATCAACCACACACCCTGACACAGAATTTATCATCTTAACTTATAAAGACAACGAAAGCCTAGAAGAGGCGATTGTTAGGGAGATTGAAAGCCGCCGCTTAAATAAAAGCTGGTGGCGGGTTTACGGCGAGGGCCGACGCGGTGAAGTCGAGGGTAAGATTTATCGGGGCTGGCAGATTATTGATGACGTACCGCACGAAGCCAGGATAGTCAGCCGAGGCCTGGACTTCGGTTATGCACACGATCCAGCGGTCTTGGTCGATGTTTACTACTATAACGGCGGTTATATCTGCGATGAGCAATTCTATCGGACCGGCATGAAGAATAACGATATCGCTAATTACATAAACAACTTGCCAGAACCCCAAACACTAGTCACAGCCGACGCTGCCGAGCCAAAGAGTATTGATGAGCTTAGGATGCACGGCGTAGGGGTAATTGAATCAATCAAAGGTCAGGGCTCACGACACAGGCGGATTGACTACGTCCAGCAACAGAGGATCAGCCTGACTAAATCTAGCACCAACCTTATCAAGAGTTACCGCAACTATATGTGGAAAACCGACAAGGACGGAAAAATCCTAAACGAACCCGACCACTTCTGGTCTGACGGCATGGACGCGCTTGGTTACGGGATTGAGAGCCAGCGCCCCAAGATTCAGAAACCCCAAAAGAAATCCGGTAACCTAACCAGCTTATGGCACAACTAAAGGAGAATCATGAAACCGAAGAACGGCGTCCATAAAACCACCCAACTACTTGATGATTTAGGCTCTACTGTAGCGGTTGAGCGCACGTACCACACTGACGGTATCTTGTCCCGGCCGATTAGACATTACTACGAAATCAATTATAAAGTCTCCTCGCCGACCGAAGAACATGCTGCTTATCTGAGGTTCTCTGACGACATCCACGCCGATAAGTCTAAGTTAGACCCAGCCTGGCGGATTGAACACAGCAAAAAGGGCGATGAGCGCGGTTATTACATCTGCGTGGCTTCATATACGGTGTTGGAATACTAAATGAGTGAAGAAGAGATATTGGCCGGCGCACTAGACGATATCATTGCAAGTATTACATCATCGGATAATCTCATAAAAGCCCTCAGAGAGTTTATAATATAAGGGAGCAACCCGGATTGCCGGGGCTACTGATTCTGCGTTTCTCCTGGTACCGGGTTTTGCGCAGTTGACGTGGCTTCTCGTAACCCGCTTTAGTTCCCTGAGGTCGCAAGACTGAAGCAGACTGAGGCGGGTTGCGTCATTTAAGGGTTATTTTCTCTAAAAAGCTGTTATAATTATAACCAAAGCATAAGCCACCCAACTAAGTACGGAACTTTTGCCAGAAAGACCGTACTTTTTCATTGGCATTCTCTTATTTAACACCGCAAAACATTTATCGGCACTACGAAAGTGCCAAACAATACACGCTTGAGCTCACCCAGCCCTTCTGGGAGTTTGAGCGGATTGCTAGGAACCGCCCGCATGACGGTATCGACCCGGCATATCCTAAGACCACTGACGGTACGGCCGCCTCAATCGTCCAAAAGACCCCAAAGCGGGTAGTCCAGCAACTGCCGACCGGCAAGATCAAGAGCGACCAGGGCAACGAGTGGCTCGACATAGTCGCCCAGTTTATCTTTACCAATAAAATCCTTCCTTACGCCAATGAGGACTATGGGCTGTTTGAGAAATCCCACCTGATGATCGAGGGCGGCCTAACTTACGGCTTCTCAGCTTCCTACACACCGTTTTTAAACCATGACGGGTACTTTTGTCCCGATATGACCATCCCCTACTGGGGAGATATTTTTATTCAAAAAGGCAAGAAGAGCGGTTATTCCTGCTCTTATGTATTTCTTAGAAGTTGGTGGCAAAAAGCTGATTTAGAGGCTCTAATTGATTCCGAAACCAAACTGTCTAAGGATAAGGATTATGAGTCAACCTGGGACCTAGACGCCCTTAAAGACGTGCTTAAGGCCGAATCAGCCAAAGACCCCCAAGCCACCACGCCGCATGAGCGAGAGCGCTCGGCCGAAACGACTGGGATTGAGCTGGTAACAGGCTTCCAAAAAGGCGTTAAATCCAAGTTCTACACCTTCAATGTCGCTACGCGCAAGATTGTGCGAACCAAGATAAATAAAGACCCTAGAGGCAAGTTACCGATTGATTGGCTTTATGGCGATATAGACGGGGCCAACCCTCTTGGACGGGGGATTATCGAGCTTATCGGTGGCCTGCAGAACCTGATTGACTCTCAGCAGCAGATGTTTGAGTTCAACCGGGCGTTAGCACTGGCTCCTCCCGTAATTAAATATGGCAATATCGGTGACTTCTCATATTCACCTAATGCAGTTATAGAGGCTACCAACCCCGCCACGGATAAGGTCGAGCCACTGGTCATCGATACGACCGCGATCGCTAACTACCCGCAACTTTATCAGCTTCACCAATCACAGATGTTTAATCTGGTAGCCCCCCAAAGTACTCAAATCGCCGCGGGAGAAGGAGCTATTACCCAAAGCAAAACCTCGGCCGGGGTCAACCAGCAAAACGCGGCCCTTTCCGTAGATGATAACGCTATTCGCAAGCGCTTTGAGTCCTGGTTCAGGAACTGGGCGGAAACCGCTGTCAACTTGTATTTCGGCGAACGTACCGGCAAGGAAGAACTACAGCTGGATAAGGAAACTGCCCAGCGGCTCCGTGAACTGCCTGATTTTGACCAATCCCTGCTTTCCCCAGACAACAAGATACTAATTGATTACGACAGCGCCACGCCAGTCCTAAACTTCCACGTTGACCCCAACACTACCTCAGTAGCCGATAAGGCTCAGCAGGTCCAAGACGCCGTCCAGATACTCGATATCGTCATGAAATACCCAATGCTAAACGCCAGCTTCGGCGGTCCGATTGACGTTGATGTTCTGGCCCGAAGATTAGTTGTTAACTCCGGCATTGACGATCCGGAACAGGTTGCGCCCGAACCTACTGAAGCCCAGAAGAAATCCAAAGAACTGCAAAAACAACAGGTCAATCCGTTCTCACCAATGTTTGACAAACCATCTATTAGGATCGACTACGGAGACGTTGAAGATCCTCAGAGCCGGGCCAAATTACTTGAGTTGGCTGGCGCACCTCCTGCCGCTCCGTTGGCCCCAATGTCACCGCGCGTAGCCGAAAGCGCGGCTAAGGGCGTGGCAGCGATCGAACCCGAAGAAGCCGGCCAATCATCCCAACCAACCGAAGCCCCGATTGATCTGGGCGATATCTACAAGGGTACAACCGACCCAATGGTTAAGGCCGAAATCGAAGGTATGGCCGGACTCCATCCCCGCCCAGCTCATGTCGCCGGTGAAGTTGTATCAAATACAACTGAACACGCGGCCAACGTCCTGAACAACTTAGGCCAAGCCAACCAGGTGCTTAATCCTCCGCAACCACCGGCCCCAGAACCAGTTGAGGGCCAGCCAGCCCCTCCCCCGGCACCCCCAGCTCCACCGCGGCACAATCCCATAGATGAAAAGATGCGCGAAGTCTTAAAACGACTTGGCTTGTCTGATAACGCCATTGAACAAGCGATTGCCCAGCTGGATTCCGGCGCGTCACCGCAGCAAGTTCTACAAGGACTAGGAGTTAACCAATGAATGACAACATTTATCCGCTAAGCGGCCAGCCCTTTGCCCTGCGGCCGCCCCAAAAACAGATAGAAGAGCGCAAAGAAGAGATCGCCAAGACCCTAGACCAGCTTCCGCTAATTAAAGAGGTTATTAGTCGGCTTGACACCAAATTAGCCGCCACCGACTCAGTCAAAAAAGCCCTGGAAGTATCCGATAAGTATCAAATCAGCCGGGAAAATGCCCTGATTGTGCTGGATATCGTCAACCAACAGCTAGCTACGGAGAGGAGTTTTCTTCAGACCAAAGTTGAACAAGTCTCCCAGAGATAGGTTGCTTGCTGGGCATCCAAAATAGGTGCCTGGCAAGGAGTCCAGCTCACAGATTCCCGCCCCTCCAGCGCATGGAAGTAACTAATTAAGGAGACGCTATGGCTAAAGTAGCCGACGCTGTAAAAGAGGACGAACAGGTCGCCCCCGCTGAATCAGCACCAGTGAACACAAAAGTAAATGAACCTGTTGATGGCGATAATTCGCAAGTATCTGAGGATAAGGACATCATGGAAGCCACGCTCGACGAGCTGGAAGAAGATGCTCCTGAAACAGAAGGCGAAGCCGAGGAAGAAGCACCAGCCGAAACCGAAGCCGCCGTAGAAACGACTCAGCCGCAAGGTGAAACAAAACCCCAAGAACCTACACAAACAGAGGAAAAACTAGCCCCTAAAAGCGAAAATCGGTTCCAGATTCTTGCTAACAAGAATAAAGACCTTGAGCAAAAGCTATCCGATCCGTCCTTTTTGCAACAGCAACTGGAACGCTTAAAACTGCAGGAATCTCAGCTCGCATCTGAACAGGAGCTATTAAACGAAGTTAATCCCGAAACCGGCGAGTATTACACCCCGCAAGAGGTGGAACGGCTCGCCTTCGCCCAGTCACGGGAACAAAGAGCCCAAGTTGTCGCTCTGGAACGCTACCAACTCGAAGTTCAACAGAACCAAGAGCTAATAGCTAACGAAGCCACCAAAGCTATCGAGGACTTCGCTATCTTCAACGACAAAAGCCCAGAGTTCAAACCCGAACTCGCTGCCCAGCTCAATGACTTGATAGATAAAAGCCTTATCCGCGAAGAAGGAACTGGGACAATCATCGGGGCACACCTTTCACCCTACCAATTAGCAAAAACCATCGCTGACGCTACTCAAGTGAACGCCGCCAAAATGCAAGCCGAAGCCCAAAAAGCAAATGCAAAGATGCTGGCAAACGCTGACGTCCCGGCTGGCGCAAGCAACGCCTCTAAAGCGAAAGTCGACCCAGATTTGGCCGCTTTCGATGAAGAGGCGGGACTGTAGCTTCAGTCTAACGAAAGGAAGATACAAACATGGCTGTTAACTTAGCCTCAAAGTTTGCAAAAAAGACTTCTGATCTGATGGTGTTGTCCGCAAAGACCAGTGGCATAGTCAACCAGAACTGGGATTGGGACGGTGTAAACGCGATTAACGTGTACACCCTGTCTGATCCTACAATCAACGACTACGTCGCTAACGGTGCAAACCGCTACGGCAACCCCTCAGAAGTCCAAGACACCAAACAAACCTTCACCCTGTCGCGTGACCGATCTTTCTCAGTCACTATCGACAACCTAAACCTTCAGGACACCATGATGGTCCGCCAGCCCGGTAAATACCTGGCCCAGGTCATCAAAAACAAAATGGTCCCTGAAATCGACACCTACCGCATAGGTGTTTTGTTCGCCGCCGGCGCTACTAACGGCTCTCGCGACGACATCGTAGCCGATGCTGCTACAACTTCAAGCAACGCTTGGAGCAACTTCACGGCTATCAACGCCGACATATCCGACCACGAAGCTCCTGAGAGCGGTCGCGTCGCTTTGATGACCGCCCAGTACTACAACTTCCTGCTTCTTTCAGGCTTCGTCCTGGCTTCCAACGCTGGTCAAAGCAAGAACGAGAGCGGCGATTTGGGTACTGTTGACGGCGTAAAAGTCGTAGTAGTCCCTTCTGGCCGTATGCCCAGCAACAACGACCTGATAATCACTCACCCGAGTGTCCTGGTCGCCCCCGAGAAACTTCGTGACTATACCATTCACAAGAATCCTCCTGGCATCAACGGTTACCAGATCGACTACCGACATCGCTATGACGCTTTTGTGGACACCAACCGCTTGAACGCGACTGGCTTCCACATGACCGCTTAGTTCTGAACTAACAAATTTTAAGGAGTAATAATGGCAAATCTAACTTGGCAAGAAAAGCTTGAAAAGGGTTTACCCCTAAACGAGCTGGAACGAGTCAAAGAGGCCGCTGAACGTATCACACTGCGCCGCATCCGCGATGCAGAAGAAGACGCTAAGCGTGCCGCCGAGCGTGCTGGCGCATCCGTCAATTCGCTTGAACCAAAAGAAACATCGCCAAAAGACTCAAAGAAAGGTAACTAGTTGGAAGGAAACATAACACGCCAACGTAGATACGCCCTCAAGAAAAGGGCCGAAGTGCTAGAAGCACTCGGAAATCAATGCGTTGTTTGTGGGATAACCGACCCCCGTGTTCTGCAAATAGATCACGTTAATGGCGGAGGTACCCAAGAACATCGAAAGATTAAATCAAGAACCATCTTTTTAAGAAAAGTTCTCGATGACCAAGAAGGACTCTACCAACTGTTATGCGCAAATTGTAATTGGATCAAAAGATTTGAGAACAATGAAAACCCGACCAGGAAACTTTAAAGAAAGGTAAACAACATATGGCTAATGCAGATGTTAACCTCAGTGGCTTCGGCTACAACCAGGTTACCGCAGTAACCGGCAACAAAACGCTGGCCGCAACTGACTGTGGAGTTGTCCAAAACGTGACTGCTACCTGTACTGTAACCCTTCCTGCCACCGCTGTCGGCGATGTACACATCGTCCGCGTCGGTGCAGAAGGCATCACCGTAACTGTAGCTCCTAACGCCGTAGACAACATTCGCGGCAACGGCTTTACCGCTGCTGACAACAAAGCCGCTATCGCTACCTCCCTGCCCGCCGGCTCATTCATCAAGCTCGTCGCTGATGGTGCTGCTGGCTGGACGGTTGACAGCGTCCGCGGAGTTTGGACTCGCCAAGCTTAACAACTAATTAGGGGTGGTTTAATCCACGATTAGCTTAATCGTTGAGGCTAACGGAATAAAAACCGCCCCCTCCAAGGAAATCAAATGACAAGAGTATATACACCACAAAACATCACAACGGCCACCACTACCACCGTTAAGAGCGGTGCCGGGATACTCGGAAAAATCGTGGTCAACGCTACGGCTGCCGGCTCTATCACGGTCTATGACAGCCTGACCGCTTCGGGAACCAAGATCGCCACCATGAAAGCATCTATCGGAGAGGGTTCTTACTCATTCGATGCCGCTTTCGCCACTGGGCTAACTGTCGTAACAGCCGCCGCTTCGGACATAACTGTCTGCTACAACTAGGAGTCATTTAATGGCATACATTGAACCTCCTATCAAGATAAAGCCCTCTCATAGAGGCAAGTTTACCGCTTGGGCTAAAGCCCACGGTTTTTCAAGCGTCCAAGCCGCCGCTTCGGCAGTTTTAGCTAACAAATCGGCTTATTCGCCAGAAGTGGTCAAGATGGCTAATTTCGCTAGAAACTTCGGAGGCAAGTAATGGCACTAAAGATCAAAGATTTAGTCAGAGGCACCACCCGTGCTATCAACCTGACATTCACAGCCGAGGACGGCACTCCGCACGATCTGACCGGCGGGACCGTGTTCTTCGTAGCCACATCTGACGCTAATCCCTCCAGTGACAGTGATGCGGCCATCGATATAACGCCTGTTACGAGCCATACGGCCCCAACACTAGGACAGACAAGGATTGTTCTGAGCGCGGCACAAACGCGAATCGCCCCAGGAACCTATAATTTCGGCGCACAAGCTGTCTTGGCTGATGGGACGGTAATCGAACAGACCGGTAAGTTCAAAGTTCTGGCAGATTACGCGGTAAGCACCAGTTAAGGAGGAATATGGAAACAATCAAAATCGAAGGCAAGCACTATGAAGTCACCGGATACGCCGAGGACGGCTTGCCAATCATCAAGGGAGAAGCCGTATCGACCCAGGACGGGTTCGATGAGGTCGGCAACCCTAAAGTAAGTGTAAATATAACAGTTCCCTCGGTTCCAATCGGGGTAACACCAGGAAAGATAGAATAATATGGCAGTAGTAACTAAAATTTATCCCAACTACCTCAACGATATGCTGACGGCAACGGCGGGGTGGACAACCCAGACGGTCAACTGCGCCCTTTTCAGCGCATCGACCTTCACTACCACCGACACCGCTTACACGACCAGCGGTACAGAGGTAGCTAACGCCAACGGCTACACGACCGGTGGTTTAGCGGTAGGCACAAGGACTCTAAGCACGGCAACCACGACTATCCAGCTCGCCAAGATAACCGGCGCGGCCGGCGGCGGTTCGGCTGGCACGACCACTTGGACAGCTACCGGAGCTGGTTTCTCAGCCGTAGCCGCCAAGCTCTACGTTGTCGCAGGACACCCAATCGCCCACATCGATTTCGGCGGAACTCAGACTGCATCAGGTGGCGGTACTTTCGTAATCACATGGGACGCAACCAACGGCGTATTTAACTTAGCCTCAAGTTAGTCTAGGAGGGGGACGATGTGTTCGACTCATCCTACTATGACAAGATATGGGGCACAGTTCACCGGCACGACTATTGTAAGACGCTAGCCGATAACCTGATTGCTAAATATAATCCACGATCCGTGCTTGATATCGGCACGGGTTGTGGCTATTTAGTCAAAATCTTAAGAGATAAAGGGGTAAAAGCTTATGGGTTGGAGATATCAGAGTATGCAGTTGCTAATTCGCACGGAAATATCTTGGTTGGAGATGTCCGTGACCTACCATTTTCCGATAAATCCTTTGACGTTGTCTGCTCGCAGGGGCTATGGGAATATATACCCGAATCAGATATAGCCAAAGCCTGGAGCGAATGCTTAAGGGTAGGCAAAAACCAGGAACATAATATTGATACTACTAACGACCAGTCAGACTGGAGTAAGGAGTTTGTGACTCATAAACCGGCTGAATGGTGGGCGGAAAAGCTGAGACAGCCCAAAGTCCTAGTTGCTTGTCCGAACCACATCGTCAAAGAGTATTCATTCCAGCGATGGATAGATAACGTCAAGAACTTAACCTTCCCGAACTACGACATCCTGGTAGTAGATAACTCTCCTAACGGCGAGCTGATTGAGAAATACGGCGACCAAGTGCCGATAATCAAACTGCCGACTGAGGGAATAGAGCACCTATCGGTAACACGCATGAACCGCTCAATGGAGTTGATTAGACAGAAGTTCTTAGAGGGCGGTTATGCACACTGGATGGACATTGAATCGGATGTCATCCCCGAATCAAGCGTTATAGAGAAGCTCATGAAGCTTAAAGTTGACTGGGCTTCTCACGCCTATCCCGCGAGAGGAACAACAGACGGTTCTGTCCAGCAGGGTATCGGCTGTTCTTTATTATCCCGACATTTGCTGGAGAACTTTGACTGGAAGGACGCCGAAGATAACACCACACCTGACGGCTGGCTGTGGGAACGAGTTAGGCCGAGAGTTTATGAATTTCCTACCCATGAGATGTACGGCATCATTAAAATGGAGCATCTAGCGAGTTAATATGCCTACTATTCGACAAGAAATAAATATTCTCACACATAAACTTACGGGAAGTACCGTTGATTCTAGCGAAATAGTCCAGCTTGATACCGCCCAGTATGTCAACCCGACTTACTATTTTGAGGTAGTAGCCCAAAATGTTTTGGGCGGCGAGACAATCGCTCTAAGGAGAAAGGGAACTACAACCGACGACGTGACCATTACTCCCTCGACAGTCTCCTCTTATACTCGGTTTAGGTCATCATCTTTTACGCCGCCAGCGGGTCAAACAGAATATATTATCCATGCGGTACAGGTTGGGAGCGGGGTGGATGTTAAGTCTGCAAAAATCATTATAATAGACAACCCCACCACCCTAACCTCTTCCGAAACCCAAATAGAAATCGGCATGATCAAGACGGGGCTGACCTCTACCGCCGCCACCAAAGTAGTACCGGATTCTACCTTAACTAAATACTGGAAATATACGGCCGCTAACTGGGACGGCACAACTACATTCTATGCTGAAGTAACTTACTTAATGGCTTCCAGTAAATCCGGTGGCACGTTTGTATTACAAGAAGATAATGGTTCATTCGCTAGCTGGACGGATAAGGTAACCATCGTCAGTGCCGGAGTCGCTACGGCGGCTACCAGAGTCCGTTCGGCTTCATTCACTCCGACAGATGGCAGGAATTATAGGATTGCCTATTTTGTAGCTTCAAGTAAGTCGGCCGCCTCTATCTTTAACGCTAAGGTTATTGTAGACCAAATCTATACAGATATAGATAGTTATTCAGAAGCTAATTCGAGCAATGCTCGTCAGGATTATTCTGGACTATCTAATGGTCAATCATTCACTGGTAATGGGTCTGCGATAGTTGCAGCTATTGTACAGCTCAAAAAGGGCGGTTCTCCTGCGGGTAATATGTTTGCGAAAATATATGCTCATTCTGGTGTATATGGGACTTCTAGCGTACCGACTGGGGCTGCTCTTGCTACTTCAGACGCTTTTGATGTTTCTACCCTAACAACTTCCTTTATTATGCAGCCATTCATTTTTAGTGGTGCAAATCAAATTACTCCGACTAATGGTACGAATTATGTATTGACTCTCGAAACCTCTGGTGGCGATGCGAGTAATGCCGCCCAATGGGGTTCTGATACTAATTCACCCACCGCTTCTGGGAATCGTTCATTTAATACTGGCTCCGGTTGGACGGCAGCGGCTACGGAAGATATGATATTCCATATAGTATCGGCCTTCCCCGCCCTCCTAGAACCCCAATACCTACTACTTAATACAGCCGATAGTAATGCTACGGGGGTGCAAGGTTATCAGACCCTTTGGGATTCAACCGAGTGGTCTGGCGTTACAAACACTTATAAACACGCAATAGATTCAGATAATGCATCTAATTCGGCTAAATTAAGAGATATAACTGGCTCGGCTGATGTTACCAGCTCGACTGTCACGGGTGCTAACCAGCAGATAAGTTCTGCGCTTACGATGCCGACAACCGGCGATGAAATAGATACTTGGATTCTAAACACTACCGGCGTGGTGGGAGCAAGCAGGATATTAGTCCAAAGTACGGTCAGTAGTTCTACGAGCGCATCAATAACCCAAGTCGCCGCCACTATCACTGCCTCTGGCGGGACGCAGAGTGTCTCGGCAATCTCAACATCTAGCGTCTCAATTACCCAAGTGGCGGCTACTGTTACTGCGACCGGTGGAATTCAGACAGCTAAATCTAACGCCTCCCTCGCGCAATCAGCGGCCAATGTCACGGCTTCGGGCGGCACACAAACTGCTGTTGGAACAGTACTAAATCTATCCTTCAAACAATCTACTACTGGTGGAAGTACGACCGGATCGCCGGCCGTATCCAGTGCTTTTGGTTCGCCAGTCACTGCCGGGAACCTGATTGTTGTGACGACAGCGGATAATTCAGGCACGACAACCGGGGTGACTGCCGTATCCGATACCGGCGGCAATACCTATAGCCAGATTCTTGATACTCACGGCACTAACGGTTTCCAAATGTGGTATGCGGTTATAACGACAGGTGGTTCGTCATTTACAGTCTCGGTCACTTGGAGCACAGGGTTCACTTCACAAGTGCAGTTCGTGGCTCAGGAGTTTCAGGGGTTCACCGGAACGCCAGCCCTAGACAAATCTGCCTTCAGCCCCTCTACCGGGGGTACGACCAGCCAGAATCCAACATCAGGGGCTACTGCAACGACAACTCATCCCCAAGAGATTGTAGTCGGAGGAGTGCAGCACTCCGGTACCGCTTCTGCTTTCTCTCTCGGCAGCGGCTATACGAATCTGGGGACAGTAAATGCCACGGGGGTGGCAGTTGCCCAGGAATCTATGGGCGTAGCAACTACCGGAGCGCAGACGGCTACCTTTTCGATAGCCGCCTCCAGTGAGTGGGTCGCCGGCGTCGCGACATTTTATGACAATACCTCCAGTGCATCGGCGAATATCACGCAACTAGCGGCAACGGTCATAGCTACTGGGGGCGTCCCGTCGGTCGCGGCCCAGATCAGCGCGAATGTCTCTCAATCGGGGGGAACCATCTCGGCTGCCGGTGGTATCCAAACGATTACTACTGTTAGGATAGTATCTATAGCTCAGTCGGCCGGGGTTATTACGGCATCTGGCGGCACTCAGAGCATAACTACTACACAATTCGTATCGATTACCCAGCTGGCAGGAACCGTAACGGCAACCGGGGGCACGCAAGTCGCAAAGACAAATGCGGCCATTTCTCAATCAGCGGCCAGTGTAACAGCCGCAGGTGGCACGCAGTCTATTGCCACAGTTCAGAATGTATCAATCACACAGCTAGCCGCAACTATCACCGCGGCTGGCGGTGCGCAGAGCGTCGGCAATGTCCAAAGCGTCACGATTGCACAGACGGCGGCCAATATCACGGCTACCGGAGGCACTCAGACAGCAGCGAGTGTGCAAAAAGTGGCAACTTCCCAGCTAGCCGCAACTATCACCGCCACCGGTGGCACACAAACGATAAATGCCGTAAGGAACGTAGCGATTTCTCATGTGGCGGCAACCGTCACCGCTGCCGGTGGAACTCAGAGCGTTGTTGCCAAACAGCTAGTGAATATAGCCCAGATTGCGGCGAATATCACAGCAAGTGGAGGGACACAAGCATTATCTATTGTACTGAGTGCGGCGATCTCTCAGCTCGCCGCCACTATCACTGCTTTCGGCGGAACTCAGACTGTCTCTGCCGCCGATTTCAGCCTGCCGTTCGATGACCTGACAATCGTTTCCTATACCGACTATCTCATAATTACCAGCTACGAAGACACCATCCGGCTAACCTCCCGAGCCGATGATTCCCTTACCATTAAGAGCTTCACCGATTCGCTGATAATCAAGCAAAATGCAGATGATTTGACCGACAAATCAACCAGCGATGATTTAACAGTCCACTCTTACGAAGATAACCTCATAATATCTTCTTAACAGTGGTATAATATAGTCAAGCACAGGCGATGACCGATAAGGGGTCAAGCTGAAAACCAAAATAAGTAAGGAGTGCCAGGTACGCGAATAAGTAAGCGGCCGAACATTACTTACCTTTAAAACTTGAGATTCAGATATAAAAGTGGTATAATCACCTCGTGAAAAGGATAATTGTCCTTATTGTGGTGGTGATTTTAGCCCTGTCAGGCGGTGTACTGGCTTTAAGACATACCAATACGTCTAAACCTACCGAAAACACCTCCCAAACGGCTCAAAATGCCCACACACCGCTAACAGCAGATGATATCTTCAGCCTAGTCAACCAGCAACGGGTAAATAGCGGCCTTCAACCCTATATCGCAGCAGCAGAACTGGCAAAATCCTCTTTGGATAAGTGCCTGGATATGGTCAAGGGCAACTATTACGCCCACATCAACCCGACAACGGGAATGCAGGGTTACGAGTACATCAAACAAGAGCTACCATCAGCCAAGGACCTGAGTGAGAATATCGAAAAGATTGCCTCAGACGATCCTCAGCTGATAGTTGATAGATGGATGGCAAGCCCGGAACATAAAGCCGCAATTCTAAGTACCGATTTCACGGTAAGCGGCCTATCAATCTGCCGTGACCCTAACGATATTTACCAACAAAACTTCATCGTTGAGCACTTCGCTAGCCTACAGTCCCAAACCACTTATGTCGCGCCCCAATCTATCGGAACCTTGTGTCAAGATGGTTGGATAAGTTCTTCTACTGGCAGCGGAAGCTGCTCTTGGCACGGCGGCGAATTATAATCTGAGTCTCCTCATCAGGAGACACCAATGGATTTACAAGGCTCTTCGAGTCTTTTGCAGGGCGGCACTACTATCGCTCCCGTTACCACCAGCCCTCAAATCTCAACCTATCAAACTCAACCAGCCACCAATGTATTAAATTACAGCGGCTCAACCCCCACGTATCCCGTATATAATGCGACTACTTACGACACCACAGCGACAGCACCAGCACAGCCGACCTATTACTACGACTCGGCCGGTAACGCTTACACCGATCAAGCTTCAGCTACCCAAGCTGACCAGAATTTAGCAGCCATACAGCTCGCCCAAGCAGCCCTAAATCGCATCCCCAATCAGCTAGCTATCGCTGACCAGAACATCGGAACCCAGTATGATCAGAGCAAACAGAGCCTAGATACAGACGCGGCCAACGCCCTCAGCTCTTTCAATACCAGCTCTACCCAAAACCAGCAGGACTACCGGACGGGACAGAACACCGTCAATTCCCAAGCTTCCCAGGATAACCAAAGCTTACTCCGAATCCTCGCCGGGCTTGGTGCCGGCGGCGGTTCGGAAGCTAAGTACTTAATCCCCAGTCTAGTCGGTAATGTCGCCAGCAAAGGCTTAAGCGCCGCTGCCCAGACCTTCGGCCAGAACGCTCAAGGGCTGAACACCGCCTACGGTAACTTCCAAAACCAAGACAAGACCGAGCGAGCTAACTTAGAGAACTGGCTAAGCTCTCAAAACAATTCCGCCCAGTCTACGGCCGACCAGAACAAGATTAGTCTGCTCCAAACTATCGCCGGACTGCAGACTAATCTCTCGGCCGCCTCTCCCTACCTTTCTCAGATAAATGACTTGTCTTCAGCGGTTGATAATCTGGCTAAGATCAATCCGCAATACGCGGGCAGCCTACCACAATACGTTGCTCCATCACTTTCGACCTTTGTTCCCCAGGGCAACCAGCCTATCGCTATCGCCCAGCAAGCCACCCAGCCTGGTACACCTTCCTATCTGAGCTTGCTATCTGGACTTAAAGACAAAACCAGCCCATTAACAGCTTAAGGAATCTACTTTGGCCACTTTGCTCAAAGTCAATAACGACTACAACCTACCTAATATAGGTATAAGCAGCGGACAAGCTCCGCCGCCAGCGCCGCTAATCAACATCCAAAACGCCCAAGGGGCATATGTTCCGCAGACTTACGTTCCGCCGCCAGCACCGACTCCCCAGACACCGACTTGGGGAGTTACTCCGATACGCCCTTCACCTCTACAGAGTGTGCTTAGGGTGTTAAGCGGCTTAGCCAGCCCGGCTACGGCCGCTGGTAAATTAGCCGGTAATGATGCCAGTTTGATCGCCGCTAGATTGACCGGTAACCAAAAAGCTAGGCAAAATGCCAGATTGGCCGGGCAAAACAACCTTAATAAGCTGGTCGATACCACCAGACAGTTCACTACCCGCCCGGCGGTTGAGTTAATCAGCTCGGTCATACCCAAGCAAAAGACTTTCACGCCCAACGGCGGGGTAGAAAAAGCTCTATTAGGCTCAACCCCGATCCAAAATATCGAGAAGAAAGTCGCCAATAACTACGCTACCCATCCAAACCTAAGCCCAGCCGCCAGAGTCGCCCTAGCTGCTGGAGAAGGACTTGGTAGTTTAGCTCAGGATGTGCCGATTGTCGGCGGTGAAGCCAAGCTGGCTGGAAAAGCCCTTAAGGCAGTCAAAGTCCCAGAAGCAGTCAACGCTATTAATGCTATTCCTAAGAACGAAATAGGCGCAGTCGGCAAAAACGTAAACCCCGAAGCATCGCCAAGACCCAGAGAACAGATAATCTCAGACATCCAAGCCAATATAAAAGCCGCCAAAGCCGCTACCGGCCACGAACCCGGTGAGTTCAGAAGCATCAAAGGCTCCAAAACCGGAGCCAAGAGCAATATGACCGCATCGATGAAACCTTATTGGCAGAAACATGAGCAATTAAGAGAAGAGTTGAACCAGTCTAAGCCTAATGTACCGGATGAAAATTTAGCTAAGCGTTATCAAGAGATGGGGCAACAAATAGCTAATGATAATCGTAACGCACTCTTTGAGGTTGCTCAAAAAAAAGGTTTTAAGGCTGAGTTTACCCCTACAAATACTTATCGATACACCTTGACCAGCCCAGAGGGTAAAACTATTAGAGCCGAATCCTTAAGCGATGCTTATAGGCTTATAGGCACCAATCATTTAAAAGAATTTGAGGATTCATATAAAGTCACCCAACCCACACCTATACCGGAAGTACCGAAGGCATTACAGTCGTATATTATAGGACATACGGACATTCCGCCGGAAATTAAAACTAACATAGCTAGCGGAAACGATATTGTTACCTTATATCACGCTACTAATAACCCAGAGGCTATCCTTAAAAGTGGCAAACTCCAGCCGGAAGGTGCGAGACTGTCTATAGAAGATAGAAAGTTTAGCGAAAACCCCGACCATATTTTTCTGACACCTAACCCAGAAAGAGCGAAAGAATTTGGAGATAAATTGGTTCAGGTTAAACTGCGCTCCGGTGACCCAAATCTCACTAATATTGATTCCCTTGATTATAAATACAGAGGTGAATTACCTGTAAAACCAGTCACCCAGCCCACACAAGGGGCTAAACAAACTTCCTCATATTTGCCCGCGCCTCAGACTGCGGCAAAGGAGGCGAAGGCAGCGAGCGGTCCTGTTGCTGAAACCGCCGTTTCCGCCGCCAAGCCAAAATTGGAATCCAAAGCACCAACAAAACCAGCGGCACCACCCCAAAAATCAGTAGTAGCCACACCCAAATCGTTACTATCTCCATTGTCTAAGACTACCACACCACTTACTAATGAGGAAATCAAGATTGGACATGCCCTTGGCCTGGATAAGCGACAAATGGCGGCGGCTAAGAGCCAAAACGCCCTTGATAAAGCCTTTCAAACCTCAATGGCCGATATCCGGGCTGGCAAAAACCCCAAAGTCTCACCAGATGACCTGGCCTCCATGAGCGGCCCGGAACAGATGAGGGTATCTAACTACCTAAATTCTCTGACCGCACCGAAACGCGAGTTACCAAAGTCCCCCAATGGCGTAGCCGAGCTACCCAAGCGCCAGCCCGTCCCAACCGCTAAGTACTTATTCTCGACTAAAGTTAACGCTATCCGCTCAATTGGCGGCAAAGACGCTAACGACTTGGCTGATAGGATCGTAAATACCGATAGGGAAGCCCGCGACTTACGGGCTAATTGGATGAACCAGTCTAAAACGGTTATGAGCCTAAGCAAGAAAGAGTTTGAAGAGGCCGTAGACGTTAAAGAAGGCAAGCTACCGGCCTCCGCCGTAGGCAGTCGGGTCAACAAGGCTGTAGCCGAGATGAGCAAAGTCTTTCCCGACGTCCACTCTCAGGGCTTTGGCGAAGGCTTAATAATTGGTGATCGGGGAGCGACCTATTTCCCCCATTCCTATCCGAACCTAAACAAGCTCAAAGGCTCCAAGTTAGATAACGACCTGCAGTACCTAATGGACACCGAACAAGTTGACCACCGCACCGCTACGGAATTGTTCAACCAGATGGCGAAAGAGGGTAAATACCCTAACCGCTTTGGTAACTTCGCCAATGCCCGGCTGACTGAAATGCCCGGCTACTATAAAGACAAGCAAGCCTATACCTCCTACCTCCAATCGGCCGCCCAGAACATAGCCGAAGCTCGCCATTTTGGCACCGACAATGAAATAGCTAATAAGCTAATCGACAACATCAGGATTAACGGTGGCGATAACGAAGCCGCTCAGAAGGCTCTGGAGAATTACCTGCGCGAAGCCGACAGAGGCCGCTTGTCTAAACCGCTACAAGCCGTTCGCGGCACTTACGGCGCGTTAACCCTGGGTAAAGCGGCAATCTCCCACGCCGGCCAGACCTCCAATACCGCAGTTGAAGCTGGAATAGCCCGGACACTTAAGGGCTGGGGTGAATATATAAGCCAAAACAAAGAGGGCAGGTCATTTATTGACAAAACCGGCGTTACTAACCCACAAGAGCTTCACAGCTACCGCGAACAGCTAACGTCATTTAAGGGAATCAAGGGCAAGTTAACCGCACCTGGTCTAAATAAGATTATGAAGATTAACCGCTCGGTAACCGCACTAGCTGGCCGGGCTTATGGTAACCATCTGGCCGAAACCGGCAACGTAGCTAAGTTGCGTGAACTCGGTGTTACTGGCGATATTGGTGAGAAACTCACCGAAAGCCAGCAGATCGAAGCGGCCAGGGGCTTAGTCGACCATACTATGTTCAGTGGCTCGCGCTCTACCACGCCAATCCTGGCCGAAACCGCTGCCGGTAAGACAATCGGCCAGTTTAGGACTGCCTATGCTTATAAACAGACCGGCTTTATCTATAACCAAGTAGTTAAAGAAGCCCGGAAGGGCAATCTTGCGCCCCTGGCTCGCTATCTAACTGTTTCAGCCGCTATTGGTGCGGGGACAGTAGCCATAAAAAACAAGATTTCTGGTCGAAAAGAAGGTCCTGGCGGCATCGCTATGGACGCCGCAGCCGCTTTGGGTGGCTTACCCGGTGAGGCCGCCTCCGAATTGATCCGCTACGGTATTGGACACCATAACCTTACCGGCGCGGTTGCTGGTGAGCTTGCTCCCCTGGCCGGAGAAGGCTTAAATACGCTTGAAGCAATCGACAAAGGCGGAAAATCAGCCGAGCGTTATGCACTTAAGAAAATCCCCTACGTTGGTAACCGGGTGGCTCAAAAGGTTACCCCGCCAGCCCCGGCACCGACCAAAACCCAGGTCGCTCAAGGCGCTAAACAGCCGCAAAAGGGAATTTACCAAGTCAAAGCTAAGGATGGCTCGACTAAATACGCCACGCTCCAGGGCAAGAACCTCAAGACCTTCTCAACCCTAAAAGACGCCCAGGCCGCCCAGGCTAAGAATGAATTTAAGTACTCCAGTAATAAGGTAACTAATATTAACGGACAAGTTTACCATAAATCCTCATCCGGCACCGTGGTCAAAGGCACTCCGCCGGCTCCCTCAACCAGCTCCAGCAACCTAAAAACGGTTTATGACCCTAAATCCAACACTTGGACCCGCACCAATGTCCAGACCGGACGGACGGTAAAGATTGCCTCCGATGGGTCACAGACTGTCTTAGATGAAGGACTGGGTAGGATAACCAACGCCAGGAGCGATTTTGTGTCCAATATAACCGCCACCGCCCAAAAATACGGCGTAGAACCGCGCTCTGCTCTGGCTGTCGCGGCTATGGAAGGCTTATCCGGGGCGGTCGGAGATAATGGCACCTCCTTCGGGCCATTTCAATTACATATCGGCGGTGCGCTTCCTGCCGGTAAAGACCAGGCTTGGGCCGAATCCCCTGCCGGCATAGACTACGCCATACAGCAGATCGCCAAAGTCGCCAAAGGCAAGACCGGGGCTGATGCGATTAACGCTATAGTCTCCTCATTCGAGCGCCCGGCCAATCCCCAGAACGAAATCGCCGGGGCGCTGAGTGTCTACAACGGCCGGAACGTCAGCTTGAATAGTTCAAGTGCCAGAACTTATAAGCTCAGTGGCTCCAAGTCCTCCGGCTCATCCAGCTCAAGTGGCGTTAAAGCCGCCAAAGCTACTCTCTCAGCGGTTATCAAAGCCCAGAAATCGGCTTCCGCTGCCATCAAACCGCCTAAAGCCCCGGCCGCGCCGAAGCTCAAGACCTCGTTCAAATCACCCGGCCTTAAGAAACAATCAGGCGCAGTCAGCGGATTCTCACAGGGCAGCCGAATATCAGTTAAAAAGAACGCCTAATCTGGTATAATAATAGGTAACACGCGGCCACCTATATAAGCACGGAACCGTGAGCATTTAACAAGCTCAGATTCCGTGTTTTTGTTAGGCTCTCAACCTTGACCGCAGCAGAATACGTCGCCAATATGTTGCTCACCGCAACTGGCGAGAACTCCACAGCCGTTTCGGGAGACGATGACTGGACCAAAGCCCTCTCCATCGGCAACTTATTAATCGACCAGTGGGCTAAGGAAACCGACTGGGTATCTTTATATTCGATAGTTCCAATCGGTACTGTCACCGCTACCGACTCCTTTGATTTAGACGATTCTATCCGAGAAATCTCTAGCCAAGATGGTGACTATATCCGTATTAATCACACCGATGGCACTAATTACACCGATTACACTCTAGTTCACCCTAATCGCTTGAAGTTTTATGCTACCGGTCCCTATGTGGCCCAAATAGGTGACCAGCTGGTCTTCAATAAGGCTTTCGTATCAACCGACCAACAATTCGGCGGGACGATAAATGTACCCTCCTATCTTTATGCAGACCATCTTGTAAATGACACAGATGATGTTCCGGTGGACGATCCTAACTGGCTGGTGATGGCCGGTGCTGCCGAGTGGGCCAGGACTGATCTGACGCTTGCTCAAAACTACCCACTCTTATTACAAAAGGCCAACGATCTGATGGATGGTATGAAGAAGGCCAACTCTCCCCAACTAATGACTATCCCGAAAGACCCAGTTGCCAGAGGAATGGAGTGGTAAATGCTACCAATCCCCAGAGCTGTAAAACCTCCTAAAATCTCTACCAAACCGGCTAATAACTGGATGGCCGGTGTCGTCTCGTTACTTGATGACGGCCGCACCCCGATTACCGGATTAACCCAAGCCTCCAACTGTATCCTCCAGCAAGACGGCGTTATCCGGCCCCGACCCTCACTCCAGACTTTCGGCCCCACTCCTGCGGGGACGATTCTCGGTGAGTATTTTGAATACCGCTCAGTCTCCGGGCTGACGACGACTAACCACTTGATAACTATGCAGAAAGTCCTGCAAAACGAGGTCCAGACCTTAACGATTACCGGCACCCCGACTGGCGGGACGTTCAAACTGACCTTTGGCGGCCAGCAGACCGGCACTATCGCCTATAATGCAACAGCTTCTACCGTCCAGACTGCTTTAAGAGCTTTAAGCACCATTGGCTCAACCGGGGTGACTTGCACCGGCGGCCCGCTACCGGGTTCAGCTGTAGCCATTACTTTTACCGGGACGCTTGCTGGCACCGACGTAGCCCTTTTGACTTCGGCCGATACCCTTACTGGTGGCTCCTCCCCAGCCTCACACTTAGCCGAGACTAAAAAAGGCGGTTATGTCGGGCATATCCACTACGCCCTACCGGAGGATTCGTCTTGGACGGAGATTACCGCTCAGGATTACTCCAATTCGGCCAACGCCCACTTCGTCCAGCACGACCAAAAAGTCTTAATAATGAACGGTTCGGAGACTCTTTCCTACTTCGACATCAACACTCAGACAATCACTTCGTTTAATGCTTTATCCAACGCCACCGCCCCTACAGCTACGCCAACTGGACTGACAGGATCAAACTTCACTGTGTCTTATGCGGTTACCGCTAACTCAACAGTTGGCGAAACCTCTGGTGTGGCAGTTGACCAAGCGGTTTTAACTGATAGGGACTTATGGGACCCGGCAACACAAAAAATCGTCTTAAACTGGACTCCGGTTACTGGTGCGGTGTCACAGAATATCTATGCCTCGATCACGGCTGACGGGTCGGGCAACCGGGTCTGGGGTCTTCTGGCATCAGGTTTAGGAGCAAGCGTCTCAACCTTCACTGATCTTGGCGGGGCGACAGGCGGGATTGGTCCGATCAACACTTTCAGAAGCTTGCCTACTCAGAACTCCACCGCCGGACCGACTGCGACAAGGGGTGAAGTCATCAATGGTCAGCTATTCCTGACCGGTGACGTGAACAACCCTTATTACATCTGGCATGACGGCGGCTCGGGCTTTGAGCTTGATTTCACGGTTGCTAATGGCGGCGGTTTCATGGTCTTAGGCTCCGGCTCCCGCGAAATACCAGTCAAAATCTGGAACTTCCGTAGCGGTCCCGGTGTCCCGCAAATCAAGGCCTTAACTAAGGGATTAAACGGTTCGGGTAAACGCTACACCATCTCCTCAACCACTATTACCTACGGCGGCCAGACGGCGCTAATCTGGACACCGCAGGAAGATTATGGCTTCTCAGGCACGGATTCACCTGATGCGCTGATAGTTTACGGAAACTCCACCTATTACCCCTCAAGGGATGGTTTCAGAGTGGTCGGCACCAAGCCTCAACTGCAGAACCTACTGGATAACGATACCTTCTCCCAGACCATCTTGCCCGACCTTGCAATGTTAAACAACGAAGCGATGGACGGAGCGGTGGGAGTGGCCTTTGAGGAAAGACTTTATTTCGCTCTGCCAGTTGGTGAATCCTTTAACAACGAAATCTGGGTGAATGACCTGGCTCGCAAGGGAGCCTGGATGAAGCCCTGGAGCATTACGTCCACTTGGCTATGCGTAATTGCCGATAACGACGGTTACTCGCACCTAGTAGTCGTCAATGGCTCCAGCGTTTATGAGCTATCTTATTCGTCCTTTACGGCCGATAACGGTGTATCTTTCCCGACTTCCGGTTCAACCGGCCTTAATTTCTTCTCCGAGGACAAGCAGGAGTGGGGCCGGCTAATCAAGATAGTGGTTACTATCCTTCGGCCACAGGGACACATGGATTTCACGGTTGAGGGTTATACGAATAAACAGGAAATAGAAACCCTTGGTACGGCTTCACTGATTGCCGGTTCATCGGCTTCCGGCTTCGGCTGGGGCGAGGCCGGCTGGAGTGATTTCGGCTGGTCGGATTTCGATTATACCACCTCCGTTACCGCTTTGGTTTCAAAGGACGTGGCTATCAAGATCAACCGCGACTGCAAGTACTGGAGCCTGAGCTGGTCATCTTCTCAGGCCAATACGGATTATTCAATCTCGGAACTGACCCCGCAATTTATCAATATCGGCATAAAGAACTTAAAGAACTAGGAGACAAACATGGCATCTATCAACGATCTCGTTACAGAAGCAAGAAAAACAACCAACCCAACCTTAACTACGGTAGCTTCAACCCGCGCGGTTTCCGGCTCCAGCCTGACCTGCACCGACCTATCCGGCTGGCCGACCAACACGGCCGTCCACTTCATTACCTATAAGAAAACCGCCACTGGGGCGATTGACAAGACTACCCAATGTGACTGGAAAGGCATTGTCTCTGGCAGCACTATCGGCACCCTGACCTTAAAGAGCGGAACTGACGCTGGAAACGCCATCGGTGACTTCGTAGAGATGGGACCGACTGCCGCCTACGCCCAAGACATGGCCGCCGCTATCGAAGCTGAACACTCCACCCTGGGAGTCCATGATGCCACCAAAGTTGCCATGCTGGCCGGCGCACAGACTTTCACCGGCCAAAAGACCTTCACCTCACCGAAAGTGATAACTGATATCTCCGACACCAACGGCAATGAGATATTCAAAGTTACCCCTACGGCTTCTGCAGTCAACGAAGTGACAGTCGCCAACGCCGCCACCGGCAACAACCCGACATTTACCGCCTCTGGGGGCGACTCTAACGTAGGCATCACCTTCGCCACTAAAGGAACCGGCAAGCTCCAGGGCGTGGTTGAGAACCTAAAGAACCCCTATAAGTTCTATGTTTATCGAAACGCCGCCTATACCCCGACCGGTACAAACCCTATCCAGTTTGATACTAAAGCTTTCGACACTAGCTCCAATGTCGATGTTGTAACTAATAAAGGAAGATTTACTGCCCCAATCGCAGGTTTCTACTTTTTCAGCTCTTTTATCTCAATAAGCGCAACGCTAAGCGGTGCTACTGGTTTTGGAATTTCACTAATGAAAAACGGCTCTCAGATACTTGGTGGTCAGCTCGGTGTCGAAACCTACACCGGTAACGGTAACTATGGTAGAACGGTGTCTGGTTTACTGCAGCTTTCAGCGGGAGACTATGTCGAGGTCTTTGACCCCTACGCCGCCGGCAAGGCCCTATCTGTCGGCGCGATTAACTGTTACTTCCAAGGCTTTTTAGTGAGCGCTACATAAGGATAAATGATGGTAGATTACTCAACTTTAGGACCAGCTGGAGCAGCCGTAATAATCGTCTTTTTGTTCCTGAAATTCTTACGTGATGAGTCGGCTAAGCGTGATAGGCGCGAGGAGCAGTTCGTGAAGACCATTGAGGCCAATACTAAGGTCGGAAAACAAACCTATGACCTATTAAAGAATCTAAACGGCGAGCTCAAAAAAGCTGCCCAGAAGAAATTGGAGAGTTAGATGAAATACGACGACTTTATAGCTAAGTGGCTAGGCAAGGCGATCGACTGGGACGGAATGTATGGACCCCAGTGCGTCGATGAAATTGCCCAATACTGCGTAGACAACGGTAAACCCGTGGCTTATGCCAACGCCTGTGACTGGGCCAATAACCCGGCGCTGCAGGGTGCTTTCACTTGGACGGCTAACGACCCCAATGATTTTAACCAGGTTCCTAAACGAGGCGACATTATTGTTTGGTCATCAGCCTTACCGGGTTCCGGCGGAGCTGGTCATATAGCCATCTTCGACATGATAGTCAAACCAGGAGTTTTCCAGAGCCTAGACCAGAACTGGGGCGGCCAATACGTCCACTTTATTCCCAATCATACCTGGGACTATGTGCTCGGTTGGTGGCATGCGATTCCACCTCCACCAAACCCCGAGCAAATACCATCGCCTCCGCCGCCGCCTCCGGCACCGTCGCCGATTCCAGCACCCGACCCGCACCCAGACCCAGCTCCGGCCAACCCGCCGGCTGATCCCGAACCAACCCCCGGTACCCCTCCAGCTCAGCCAACACCCGAACCAACTACCGAATCCACACCAGAGCCCACTCCCGCCCCTCGGCCGACACCCGAATCTGCCCAACCGCTGCCAATGTCGCTTGTCGAGAAAATAATCTGGGCCGTCCTAGCCGCAATAATCGGACTGCTCGCTTGGTTCTTTAAATAAGAAAGGAGACAGCGCTTACCCCAATAAGCCGCTTTGAAAGACATCGTAAGTTTCAATCTCTATTACGAAGACATAACAAGAAAGGATAACCAAAATGGAAAGATTAAAAACCCTAGCCAAACAAGCTGAAGCCGCCCTATTTACGTTCTTGGACGCACAGATACCCGTAGTCCACACCGCCTGGCAGGTAGCTTTGAGTGCGTTAATCGTGTCGCTGTTTGCTGCTAGAAGCTCAGCCGATGTCAAAGCCGCCCTAATCACCGCTGGAGCCGTCTTCTGGGCCGCTCTAAAAGCCGCCTACTTAAAACAGCGGAGCTAGCAATGGAACGACGGATGATACCTTGTCCGTCCAATAACGAGGCGTGTAAATATGCGCCGGACTGTTTCTTGTCCGAACATCACCTTTACCCACGCCGGACGGCCGATACTCCTCTAAAACGGAGGTACGGCAATCTGGCGATGAATAAGGTAATCGCTTGCAGGAACATCCACGATACTCTTGATACTTTCCCAGAACCGACCTATCCGCCCAATCAAGAAATGAGAAATGCCGTCTATGGAAAATGAACGCAAAGTCTTCGAGTGCCGGGTCGCTGGGCATGATCTGACGCTTCGGCTCGGCAACTGCGCCGTAGTTCTGTTCAGAACCAACCAGGAGGTGGATTACCTGGCGATTGATCTGGAAAACGAAGATGAACAGACCTTAAGGGTGTTTAACAACCCTTCGTTCGTCCGCTGGATGGCCGGTTACCGCCTTACCAAGACCGGAGATAACTACGACCGCCCCCAAGTGCTTAATTTTGAAGGCTCACCAGATTCATTTCGCGAGTTAACCGGCTGGAACCCGCCAGTCATTGAGAAGGAGGAGCCTAACGAGGCTGAAATGGAGATGTTTTTAGATGTTAATACCGGCAACTTAGACGCCGAATGGCAGGGGATGGGCGAGACATGAGCCAAGAGCTGATTCCTTATACCGAAACTAGGCGCGACCAGCTGGAACAAGAGCTGGCGGCTATGGCTAACAAGCGGGAGTTAAACCACCGGACAAACAACGGAATCACGGTTATCGCCTACTGGCTGATGGCTGAGAACGTCACCACCATCTGGGTACACGATGAGCGCGTCAACGCCGCCTGTGAGTTCGAAGTACCCCACGACCAGGTGATGGAGTATTTTGACCATCCATTTTCTAATAAAAACGCCAACATAAAACCTTATCAACAGAGTGAAAATTATGAAGGATAACTTATGTACGAGATGGCCTGGAAGGACAGTTTGCGGGATCGTTGGATACTCGCTAACCGACCACCCTCCGAAATCCGTTTCATTTACTGTGACGTGGCTTACTGGGGTGAATACGCTCTCAGCTGGGAATCAATCCGCCAGTACCGTAAATCTAAGCGAGAAAGCATAAGGTTACTTGTGGGAACCGAACTGACCCCTGAATACGGCAACCCGGAGAATGAGCGGGAGCGGGTTAAGAAACAACGCCAGCGGGTAGCTCCAAAGACCGGCGGGGCAGCCCTTAAGCTGATGGCTTTCTCCGTACCGGAAGAGCATCTGAAGTACCACGAAGCCCTCCAAGAGGCTCTTAAAGAGCACGGTTCGGTAGATAAGGCTCGTTTCTCCGAGTACCAGATGGGCTATAAGGACGCCGACGGCGAAGCCCAAGCCCTTGATTTAAAATCTCACCGCTTCGAGGTCAAATTCGACCATGAACCGCTGTGGGCACCGATTGCCCCGGTCGAGCTGAAACGGCCTCTGCTCAGAAAACCGGAAAAAGCCAAGAACCCCTCGGAATTTTCTACCACCATAGTCTGTTCCGACCTTCAGATTCCTTTTGCCGATGAACAAGCCTTATCAGTTTTTTACCAGATTGTGGCTGAGCTGAAACCTGATAATATCGTCCAGCTTGGAGACGCTCTGGATTTAACCGCCTACTCCCGGTTCATGGATTCGGAGATATACGCCAACGCTACCCAGGACGCCCTGTTCCAGGGACTAGAGTTTTTCCGAAACCTTAGGAAACTGGCACCTAGCTCCAGAATCACTTACTTAGAAGGCAACCATGAGGTCCGGTTGCCCAAACACATCCTGATGAACCATAAGACCAACTTCAACCTCCGGCCAGCTGACGAGCCTGACGGCGACCCTCTATTGAGCGTACCGAGGATGCTCGGCCTAAAGAGCGTTGATGTCGAGTACGTCTCCGGCTATCCCAATAATAGGTATTGGATAAACGACAAGCTCCAGATAATCCACGGCGCTACCACTGGCAAAAGCGAGAGTAAGCGGGTCAACTTCCAAGAAAAGATTTCTACCATTTTCGGCCACACCCACCGCCTGGGACACGATAAACAGACGATTAACACTAGGGACAACGGCGAATACCGGGTCACCCAGAACGCCGGCACCCTGTCGCGAATTGACACTCATGTACCTAGTACTAAGACCGGCTACGACCTATCGGGCACTCCGGTCGGCGGCCACCATGAGAACTGGCAGCAGGGCTTCTGTATCGTCACCCACAACGAAAACCAATTCTTCATAGAAGAAGTCAGTATTGATACCTTCAATGGCTACCGAGCCTTATTCAGGGGGCGCTTATACGAGGCTTAACTATCTGCAAGCAGGGCTGATCCAAAAACCCAAAACTCCCACAATTTAGACATCTCTCCCTCACCTCACCCCCAAATGGCTCTCTCAACCCTTTCTCTTTCATCAGCCCTGCTTCTAGGTAATTAGGAGCGGATAAATTATGGAGAAATATAACGTAAAGAGGTGTGAGATGTGTATCTGTAACAACTGTGAGCGACTGGAGGATATGGGCGTGGAGTGTTTAACGAACGCCATGCTCCAGTCCCCCGAAGGCCGCAAGCTGGAAAAACAGCACCGCTGGGGTGATTGGCGCTGGGACGATACCAAGCGGTTTGAGCAGCACTTAGGACCGGACGTAAATAACTTCTGGCACGGGCCTTATCAGGCCAAAGAAGTCGCTATTCCCTTTATTGAACACCAAAACGCCTACGGGGTCAGGAAAATCGATGAGGCTGACGCCAGATTGTTGGTCGCGCTTAATTGTTTACATGACATCCAAGAAGCCCACACCGGGGACATTCCGCTGCCAGATCGAACTGCCGAGGGTAATGCCCATGAGCTGAGATTGCAGCGAGAGATTATCGCCCGGATCTTAGGCGTTACCCCACATGACCCCTTCATAGAACGCTTACAAGAAGTCCAAAGTGGGGTTAATTTCTTATCCCGTGCCTTTAAAGCTATTGAGTACTGCGGTTACTTTAATACTGCGCTTAGGGCTTGGGCGCTGAAAGACCATGAAGGTCTGGAGCCGGAAGAGCGGGAAAAGTGTTTTGCCCTCGGCCAGGCCGTCTTAACAATAAACACGCCGAAAATGGCACGGATGGTCGAGTTCCCCTTCGTCCAAGACCTGCTACTTAAGAACCAGGCGGCGATCGAGGCGGCCCATGGACTATGAACCACCAGTCATAATCGCCTGGCAATGCCCGGCTTGTTATACGCTGTTCGCCGAGCATGGCGAGTGCGGCTTCTGCTCAAGCCGGCTTCGGCCGCTGGTTGAACAGATCCCGGAAATCTAACCCCTTCGTCCTATCGTACATAGACCACCCTCTTTAGCCTCCGATTAGCGTCCATCCAATACTTAGGTTTCATAACCTATCCCCCTTACGAAGAAAAGGCCGGTATCATAGTGTCTCACAGTCAATCACTACGATTTTACCCGGCCTTCCTCCCAAACTTAAGGCTCTCAACCTTAGGTTATCTATCTTAATCTACTCAGATGAGCCTATCTGTTAAAATTATTACAATTTTAAATAGAGATTTTTCACTCTGATAGACTAATAACTAGAGGGACGCTCATCCCTCTCTCTTCTAAAAAGGCCGTCTATACACTACGGGGCGGCCTTTTTATATGCTGTGGTGGCGTTCGTAAACCGCCCTTAAATCCTCATCCACCACCTGGGTATACATCTGGGTGGTCTGCAGGGATGAATGGCCTAAAAGAGCCTGGACGTAGCGCATATTGGCATTGTTTCTTAGTAGGTCGGTAGCGAAAGAGTGGCGCAGTGAGTGGGGATGGACCGGCTTATTTAAACCGGCCTTTTTCCAGCCGGCGTTCATCATTTTTTGGACTCCGTCCGGCCGGATGCGGGAACGGGTCTGGTTGGCTAAAAACAGCGCCGGGTTATCATCTCGCCTAAAACTGAGATATTGTCGCAATAACTCCTCAGTTCGTAAGTCAATGAAGCACAGCCTGACCTTGCCACCCTTACCGACTACGGTGAAAGTCCGCTCATAAATCGAATTGCGGTTCAGCGAACACAATTCTCCAATTCTAATACCTGAGGCATATAACATGGAGATTACGCACATATTCCTGATCCGGTTGGCGTCCGGATAACCTCTTTGCTTCTTACCGACAGCCTTAATCAGCTTGTCGACCTCTTCCGGGGTAATGAAAGTCGGGATGGTGTTGATGCGCGGCGGCAACGGGATAGATTCAGGGTCAAGACAGACCATTCCCTGGCGGCGCAAGTAGGCTAAGACCACCCTGAGCTTATTCAGATAACCCCTGATAGTGTTCTGGGACAGGCCTTTCTTCTCCAAACACTGTTTCCAGTCCCTAACCTGGATAAAGGAAAGCTCCTCAATAGCAATATCGCCCAAAAACAAGACTAGTGAGTTGAGAGCTACGAAGTGATGCTCTTCGGTTTTAGAGGATTGGTTTCTAAAAGCAATAACATCAATAGCGTAAGCTCTAAAGGCTTCGCTTAAGCGCATACTATCCCCTGATTAGTTGAGGTAGCAGACTTCTATTGAGAATTTTTGAAGCCGTGATCCACCACCAGAAGGGATCATATAAGACTTAGCTTACGTTGCTACCTAAATTAAAATACTTATTGCCCGTGTTGTCTATTGTTATTTTTCCATAAAAAAAGCTCCCCGCTAGACTCACCCCCACGGAATTTTGGTTATGGCTTATAAATAGTAAAGTGAGCGGTCTTTTCCTAAGGCACTGCCAACATGCAGAGGAACTTGTCGTCATTAATCACCGAAAAAGGAGTTTGTAGTCTTATTAAAAAACAGCTACTAAGAAGTATCTTATTGTATTATTTCGATACTCTCCCAACGGATACCCTAACGAGGAACCCTTTATCTTTTTCTTACCCTTCCTTAGTATCACTTCTAGCCCTCATATACGGAGCGTGGCGGGCAACTACTAGAGGTGTTGCCAGTTCCTTCCGTATAAGAAGTGAATCTTAAGTTTTCAGTTAATTGTTATGTGTATGAGAGAGGAAGCCGCTATTTAGAGAGTGGTTACTCCGGGTCGCTATTAAAATGCCCTACGCCACCGCATACTTCCTCACAACTACACACAACTATCGGCTATTAACTTTAGCCGCTATTTATAAGTTTTTAAGATAGAGAAATGCAAAATGGGCCTTCCTCTTCGGGAAAGCCCCAGCATTTAGCGTTGTAAGCCCAATTATACACAGGCGTAACAGATTAAGCAATAGTTTTGACAAAAAAGTAAGCAGAAAGGTCTTGTATTGCCCGTGTAGTTATGCTAGTATTGATTTAGTTCATTCACAACTTATCAGCGCTCACAGATGATAAGTTATCTCTTTGAACGGTGCGTCCTTGCCAAGGAAGAGGTCGAGAGTTAGAGTCTCTTAACCCGCACCATTTATAAGAAGGTAACCGTCTGTGGTAAACAGGCGGTTTTTTAATGGAAAGCAACAGCATTTAGCGTTGTTGTTTTCCCCGGAGGAACCGGCTTTCGAATCCCAGCATTGTTGCGGGATCAGCGACAGGTTTCACCTATAGCAGATAGAGTTCTGCCGAAGTGTTACAGAGATGGCACTCTTTAAAATGCCGAATTTAAACAAGGAGATTGGCCTTATCAAGCAATTGGTAAGACTAGCTTTGCTAGTGCTGCTCACAGTAGTACTAAGCGGAGTGACTCCGGCGCACATTAAGAACTTTCCGCCCCAGCACAAGGTCAAAGCTTTGTCGGCGGAAAAAGTGCCAACTGAGAAACCAGAGCAACCGCAAGCGGTTGTGGCGACTCAGGCGGAGACGGTAGCTGCTCCCGTAGCAGCGCCGGCACCAGTGACCGACCCGCATGAATACGCGGCCTCGGTACTCGACCCCGTTCAGTACGGCTGCTTAGTTAGCCTGTGGAACGGCGAGTCGGGATGGCGGGTAGGTGCCTATAACCCTTCGGGGGCTTATGGCATACCCCAAAGCTTGCCAGCTTCAAAGATGGCGGCTTTCGGCTCAGATTACCTGACCAACCCGATCACCCAGGTCAAGTGGGGCTTGGATTACATAGCTCGCAGTTATGGGACCCCTTGCAATGCTTACAATACCTGGCTGTCGAGATACCCACACTGGTATTAAACCGTAGGGCGTAGTAGTGAGGGAAAAAGAGCCGTTCAAGTTGAGTGATACACCGCTCAGCGATGAGGAAAGTAAGCGTAGCTCTCGGCGACATCTAAGTGTATCGGATAATCGCCCCCTCTCTCATACGCCCTACCTCAAACATCCGGGCAGACTTCGGACTCTATGTAAATTGCGGGATTGTCCGAAGCCCACCTGGGCCGGTTGAGGCCCGCACCTTTGTTATGGCGGCAAGCCCCTCTTCATTCATTAGGGTCCATACACTTGCCGCCCCAGAATTGGTTTTTAAGTTTTAAAAGCCAGCCCTGGGGGTGAATGCCACATTGATGGCCAGCGCTACAAAGCCGGTAGCCCCCAGCCAATAAGTAATAGGAGAGAAAAATGAGCGTGAGCACAGAGGATTTTATTGAAAAAGCGGTCCGAGAAACCGAAATCGCGACGATCAGCTACGTTATTAAGCTGCTGGATAAGTACCCGGCCGAGATGGTCAAGAACAGCCTTAGGGATTACGTCCGCGAACTGCGGGAAGGTTTGAGCCATGACTAAGACAGATACCAAAGCTATTACCAAACCCAAGAAACAAGCCCTGGTATTAGAGGGTGATCCCGATGCCCAGCTGGACTACGCCCAAAAAGCCGCCAAGGCTTTGATGAAGCGCGTCAGCTCCAAACCAAAGCAAGTAATCATCGGTGGCAAGACTTACCTAGAATTCGGCGACTGGCAGACCCTAGCGAGGTTCTTTGGAGCCACCGTAGGTGTGGAATGGACCAAGCCGATTGAGCGCAATGGCAAGCTAGAAGGCTACGAAGCCCGTGCCATTGTCTACCAGCATGGAGAAACCATCTCGGCAGCAGAGGCTTCTTGCATGAAGGCCGAGAATAACTGGAAAAGCCGAGACGAGTTCGCTGTTAAGAGTATGGCTCAGACAAGAGCTTCGGCTAAGGCGCTACGAAACGCTTTCGGCTGGGTGGCCGAGCTAGCAGGATACTCAAGTACTCCGGCTGAGGAAATGGACGGTGTCACCCCAATTAAGAATGAAACCAAACCCCGCTACGCCACCATGAAACAAGTGGAACTGATGGTTAATAAAGTCAAGTGGGGGCTTAAGGAATTCGACAAGGAAGAAGTCTTAGGCTGGCTGGATTCCGTACTAGGAAAAGACTTATCCGAAGTCAAGATGGACGAAGTCGATGAGTGTCTTATCAAGATTGATAAAGCCCTGCGTGAAGAGAAGATTGAATCCAAGCTGACCAAGACGGAGCCAGAACAAGAAGATGTAGTAGTTGAGTTAACCGAAAAGCAGATGAAGGACGGTATCAACATGGATGACATCCCGTACTAGCAATTAAAAGGAGGGTAATTAAATGATCTATTTAGCTGAATCACAGCTAGCTAAGCTAAGACAAACAGGTGAAAAAGCCAAACCGAGCCTCTCGGCCATTCTGACTAACCTTTACCAGCTAATCGAGGACGCCAGTTTCATCCTGGTCCCGCTGTTCACTTACTTAACGGTAGTCGGCCGGATCAGCACCGCCCACTTAAACACAGGTACACGCTACGCCGTGACCCTGGGCTGCGTGGCGCTGGGTCTTAAGTTCTTAAGGTATCTATCAACTAAATAGGAGGGTATATGTGGGGTTTATCAACTAAATTGCCGGCCAAACAGCGGGTTCTTAGGGAGATCAAGAACAGGCCCGGTATCACCGCCAGGGAACTATCCGAGCGGGTGACGCACAAGTTCAATTCGCGGATTTCGGAACTGAGGGCTGATGGCTACAACATCGAAGCCCGCCGCGACCGCCGCCGAGCGGGAATGGTTTACGGTTATTTTCTAGTCAACGAGAAGGAGTACGGAGATGAGGGATAAAAGGCCGCTTTACTACTTCGCCAAAATCGGCAACAAAATGATAGCTAAGCTGGAAATGATGGTTGAAGAAGATAAAGAGTTTGTTTCCGAGCTGCTGGAGCCGGTAGACGAGATACTTGGCGAGCCGAACCGGGAAGAACGAGATGAGTGGATAAGAATCCTAACCAAGGCGAAAAAATAATGCACATGAAGCAATGGGAACTGCCCGCCGCCGGACAACTGACTTGCCCCGAATGCCAAGGGACTCGCTTTAGGGTTGGTCGCGGCAAAGTCGAGTGTACCAATTGCGGCTGGAGCTACAAGACATCCGTCGGCAATAAATACGGAGCAAAGACAGCCCTTGGAGCCGATGGAAAGAAACGGCATTCAAAGTTCGAATCAACGGTTGCCGATGAGCTACTGTTTCGCAAGCGTGCCGGTGACATCAAGGACTACGATAGCCAGTACAAGATCGAGGCCTGGGCTTATCGGTCTGACGGCGTAAAGGCTTTCAAGGTCCAGCACAAGGTAGACTTCCGGCTTCACTTAAACGACGGCAGCTACGAGTTATTAGAGGCCAAGGGTGTCGAAACCGATGACTATAAATGGCGGCGTAAGTTTCTTGAGCATATCTGGTTACCGGAACACCCAGATCATACCTATTCAGTAATTAAACAGGGGAGATGAAATGAGCAAAAATAAACCAAAGGGTCTTGCCGCCCTTAAGATCACTAACCCGCAGCGGTTCGCGGAGATCGTCAGTAAAGGCGGTAAATCATCAGTCAACAGTTTCGATAAGAACCGGGAGCTTGCCAGCCGGGCCGGTGCCATCAGCGCCGAGCGGAGGCGCAAGAAATGAAAGGCCGGACACTATTCGTACCAAGCAACATCTGGCCGAATGACGAGGTTGCCCGCTGGGCAAAATACGCCAACCCCCAGAACGAGCGCGTTATGAACCGGGCCAAGGATTCAGTCTGGTTAGATAACTCGATCCCGCTGGAAAAGCGCAAGCAGCCTAAGTCCAAGCCCCGCAAAAACTATAACTGGGAGGCACTATGAGCAGGAAGAGTGAAATTGTGGAACTCAAGGGAAGGATTAAAAAACTAGAAGCCCAGGCTAAGTATCTAAACGCCCCCTACGCCATCTGGAATGAAATAGAGGAATGTTGGATGTTCTTCCCGGTGCCGCCGTTAAAGAAGAAAAAGATAGGGACTGTATTTTATGGTGACGGTTACACGCTGCTTGAGGAGAAAGCGATATGACCAATTACGAATCATTCCCCATCCAATCAGAATTCCGTGATGACCTACTTACTAAATTAAACGAACTAGCCCAAAAAGGCGGTAAAGCCGCGCTGGAAGGGGTAGAAGTCGAAGTCGAGCTAATTAACGAAGGAGAAGATTGTGAGTAAAAAAGTGAAAATCCAGATAACTAGCTGGTTAAACGGTTCGGTACTGTTCGAATATGAATCCGTAGACAATACGATAGCCAAAACTCTGGAGAAGGCGGTTAGTAAAGATGCCGACCTACGCTATGCCAACCTAAGCTATGCCAACCTAAGCTCTGCCAACCTAAGCTATGCCGACCTACGCTATGCCGACCTACGCTATGCCAACCTAAGCTATGCCAACCTACGCTATGCCGACCTACGCTATGCCAACCTAAGCTCTGCCAACCTAAGCTATGCCGACCTACGCTATGCCGACCTACGCTATGCCAACCTAAGCTATGCCAACCTACGCTATGCC